TGGTGCAGGCGGTCTAATTCAAGGTCAACAGGATGTTGAGGCTCGTCGTCAGTTGGCAGAACAGCTCCGTGAGGCTGCCAAACAGGCTTCAGCACAGGCTCAATTCCGACCTGTTGGAATTACTACACGATTTGGCACATCAAACTTCCAAATTAACCCGCAGACTGGTCAACTAGAAGCCGCTGGATATACAGTTTCTCCTGAAATGAAGGCTCTGCAAGACCGTTTGATGGGTCTAGCAGGCACTGGATTGACTCAGGCAGAGCAGGCTCAAGCTGAGTTTGCTCCATTGGGTGGCGCTGCAAAAGGTCTGTTTGGTCTTGGTGAGAAGTATTTGGCTCGTTCACCCCAAGAAGTTGCCCAGCAGTATGTTGAGCGTCAACAAGCCTTGTTACAGCCTGAACAAGAGCGTCAATTGGCAACCATCCAAAACCGCTTACAGCGAACTGGTCGTGGTGGCTTGGCAGTGGCTCAAGGCGGTCAATTGCAACCTACCAGCCCTGAGTTGGCTGCTTATTACAACGCTCTTGCCCAGCAGAATCTGCAATTGGCGGCTCAAGGTGAGCAGGCTGGTCAGCAAGCCACTCAGTTTGGCGCAGGACTGTTTGGAACAGGCGCTAACTTGCTTGGTCAGCGTTACGCTGGTCAACAGGCGGCTTTGACTCCGTTTAGCCAGTATTTGGCTGGTGTTGGCGGGATTGAATCTCAGGCTCAACAGCCTTTGACTTTATCAGCTAATTTGGGTCAACTTGCATCCAATGCTGGTTATCGTGCTGGCGCACTTGGACTACAAGGTAACTTGGGTGCTGCTCAAGCAATGTATCCTGCAAATGCTTACAGCCCAACCTCTCAGGTTCTTGGTGGTTTAGGCCAGAGTCCTTTGGCGGCTGGATTGATTGGTCAAGGCGTGAGTGGTTTGCTTGGCGCAGGAATTGGAATGCTTGGAAGTGGAACACAGGCTTCTCTTGCCAACACTGCTTTAGGTAGTTCAGGGTTTGGCACTGGCCTTGCCTATGGAAACCAAGACTACGGGCAGTTTATCTAAGGAGTAAAGAATGGCAACAGACATCGTTGGAAGCCTGTTTGGTATATCTCCTGAGATGTACCAGCAACAGATGAACCGTCAGGCACTGCAAGATGCAGTTGCCATGCAAAGACTTAGCCCATTAGAGCGTGCTGGTGCATTGACTCAGGCTGGTGCTTACATGGCTGGTCAGGGTGTTGGAGGTGCTTTTGGCATTGAAGACCCGATGCTGAAGATGGTTAGCACACGCAATGCGCTTGCTCGTCAGTTTGACATCAATTCTCCTGAAGGTCTGACTCAGTTTGCTCAGGCGTTGCAGCAGTCTGGTGACATTCAAGGCGCTGCTCAGGCGGCTGGACTTGCTCGTCAGATTCAAGGTGCTATGGTTGAGCAGGCTCAAAAGGCGGCTTCTGCCCAATCTAGCATGGCAACGGCTCAAAAGAACCTATTTGATATTGGCCCTTCTGGTCGTGCTCAAGAACTCGCCAAAACAGGAAAATTTACGCCTGAGAGTATTGCTGCATCAGTTACGGCTGGCGATGTTTCTTTGCTTGTTCCGATTGATAAATTTGCCAAGCCTCAGACTGACTTTGTTGGCAAGGCGGTTGAGCTTGGTTTTGGTGATAAGCCGAACTATGGCTCATACACTCCTGAACAGGTCAAAAAGATCAATGAGGCATTGCTCAAAGACGAGATTGACAAGCGTGCGGCTGGTGCATCTGTTACCCGTTTGACGGTTAACCAGAATCAAGAGCAAGAGTTTGCTAAAAAGCGTGGTACTACACAGGCCCAGGCTCTTGATGATGCCGCTAATTTGGCTCGTGGAGCATCTCAGGCACTTTCAACTCTGTCAAACATGAAGCAACTCAACGCTTCTGGCGAATTGTTTACAGGGCCTTTGGCTAACTCTTACATTACAGGAACGAACTTCCTTGCGAGCGTTGGTTTGCTGAGTCCTTCCCAGACCAGAGTTTTGACAAGTTCTGAAGTCTATGACAAGCAAGCCAAAGACCTTGTTATGCAAGATTTGGGTGGCAAACTTGGTGCTCAGATTTCTGATGCTGATCGCAAGTTTGTTGAGGCTCGGATTCCTCAGATTACAACGAGTGCCAATGCTAGAACTGAGTTGTTGAATAAACTTGATGAGATTCAGCGCAATAAGATTGACTACTATCGCAAGATGAACTCTCATGCGAACAAGTTTGGCAACCTTAATGATTTTGACTTTTCTGAACAGTATTCTCCAATTCAGGCTCCTAGTGCGGCGCTTGGAACTCGTGAAAACCCCATCAAACTGAAGTGAGGTAGCCATGCCTGTTTACGAATACGAAGGTAAGTTCTACGATCTTCCTACTGGTCTGAGCAACGAACAGGCTATTTCACAAATTCAGGGCTATTTAGGCATTCAACAAGCGCCTCAAGAGCCTTCTGTGATGAGCCAAGTTGGTCGTCAGGCTGGCTTGGCTGGTCGAGCCTTGTATGAAGGCATTACAGCCCCTGCAACGACTGTTTTAGAGGGTTTGCGTAGTGCTGGTAACTTGGCTCTTGGTTTGGCAGGCTCCGAACGCCGTATTCCCAGTGTTGCTCAGGCTCAAAGTCAGTTACTGACAGAGGCTGGTTTGCCAACTCCTGAAACTGGCGTTGAAAAGGCCGCTGGTGCTGGTATGCAGGCTTTAACTGGTGCGGCTGGAATGGCTCGTGCCCTGCCTGGAACTATCTTTGGTCAAGATTTGGCTCGTCAACTGCCTGCCGCCGCCGTGACTGGCGCTACTGCTGAACCGATTGCCGAAAAAACCAAAGAAATCACTGGTAGCGACTTGGCTGCGACTGCGGTTGGCGTTGGTTTGGGTGCTTTGCTTGGCTCTAGCTCTGGTCGCACCATTGGCGGTCTGCTTGATCGTATTGAGACTGGTAAACAGCCTATGGCAACCCTTGATTCTGTCCGTTTGGCGGCTCAAAGGGCTTACAACGATGTGGCTGACAAAGGCATTGTTTTGAGCAACGCTTCTGGCATGAACATGGTCAAAGGTGTCAGGAATGCCTTAGATGAGAATCGTTATCTTCCTGAAAATGCGCCTGCTGTTGAGAATGTTCTCAAGCGTTTTGATACTGTTACAGCCCGTGGAAATGTAAAGTTTGATGAAGTTGATCAACTGCGTCAATTGGCAAACGACCTAAAAACCGACAAAGATCGCAATGTTCAGCGTTTGGCAGGCGTGATGGTTAAAGAGATTGACGACTTTGTTGCCCGTCTATCGCCTAAAGATGTGGTGGCTGGTGAAGGTGGGATTGACGAGGCTGTTAAAACGCTTTCTAGTGCTCGTAAAGACTGGAGAAACCTCAGTCGTGCCACGACCATTGATGACATCCTAAACACGGCTGAAATCAGGGCCATGAACCCAAATGCTTCTGAGAGCGAGTTGATTCGCCAAGGATTTATTCGTTTGGCGGCAAGCAAGCAAAAAATGGCTGTTTTCTCTGATGATGAGCAAAACGCCATCAAAGCGGTAGCAAAAGGCGGTTCTCTTGACCCGCTTTTGTCCTTCGTAGCCAAGTTTGACCCAACTCGTCGCAATGTGTTGGGTGCTGGCGCTGTTGGTGCTGCCGCCATGAAGCCTGAATACGCACTACCGCTGATTGGTGCTGGCATTGGCGCAGAAGCCATGCAAGATGTATTGCGCCGCCGTGGTGCTCAAAGGCTCATGTCTGGTCTATTGACTGGAAATGTGCCACCTCAGCCTGTCAGCACAGTGCCGCAGGGCTTGTTCTTTGGTGGGATGACAACGCCTGGACAATAAATGGAACCAATCAGCACTGCTCTTGCCGCCTTTGCAGCCGTTCAAAAGGCTGTACAAGTCATCAAACAGGCTCAGAAGACTGTTAATGATGTTTCCTCTCTTGCCCCTATGTTGGGGCAATATTTTGGGGCAAAGAAAGACGCTACACAGGCGCTAGAGCAGGCAAAGAAAGAGGGTGGCTCATCCCTTGCCAAGGCGGTTGAGATTGAGATTCAACTGATGCAACAAAGGGAGTGGGAAGAGGGTCTAAAAATGATCTTTTTCCAGACTGGACGGGCTGATGTTTGGGAAGCCATCCAAAAGCGTGTGGCTGAGGGCGAAGAGGCTGAAAGAGAGGCTCGTAGACGAGCTAATGATGCCGCTAAGAAGAGGGCCAAAAAGATGGCTCAGATGGTTGAGATAGGCATTGCTGTTGGCCTCTTGGTGATTCTGGTTCCTCCGCTGATTTGGGTGCTGATTCAGGGCCTACTGTATGCCAAAGACAATGGGTGGTTCAAATGAATGAAGAAGACCCGATGGGCTACTTTCTTAAGAAGTTGGCCCTATACACCATCGCCATGCTCTATATCGTGTTGTTGGCTGGCATTCTCACGGGCTGCGATATGCCCGAGTTCTACCGCTACCAGTGCATGGACTCAAAGAATTGGGATAAACCCGCCTGTAAGCGTCCTGAATGCGAGATTTTGGGCGAATGTCCTGACCAACTGATGAAGCCAGAACTGACTAAGGGGCAAAACAATGAACGCTGAAACTATTGAAGCCAAGATCAAACTGATGATTGCCGCCACCTTCTGTTTTACAGTGGTGTGCATGGTCAGTCTGTCCATGTTTAGCCTTGTGTTTGTTCCTCAGCCAATGTCTGGGATTGCTCCTGCTGACAAACAGTTTTTCTTCCTTTTGTCTGACATGAGTAAGTACATACTTGGCTCATTAGGCACTTTGCTTGCTATTAAGGGCAAAGACATGGTGAAAGAGGCTTTGAGCAAGGAGCCTGACCCTGAGAAGCCTGAAGAAAAGGGCACTTGGACGGGTAGAGGCGATAAACCTGAATGGGTAAAGGAGAAGACTGATGCTACCAATGATCGCTAGTATTGTTTCTGGGCTGATTAGCAATGGCTTGCCAAAGGTGGCTGATGCGGTCATGGAGAAGGGCGTTGACTATGTTCAGGGCAAGCTGGGCGTAGAGTTAAAGCCTGAAGGTCAGATGAGCCAGGAAGATGTCTCTAAGCTCAAAGAAGCGGCTATGAAACACGAAGAGTTCATGGCTGAACTGGACGAAAAGAGCCGTCAGAGAGCCACTGATATGCAGATGCAGGCCATGAAGTCAGATGACCCATTGGTGCGCCGTTTCGTCTATTTCTTCATTGGTTTTTGGTCTATCTTTGCCGCAGCATTCATTCCTAGCCTGATTTGGCTGGACATTCCTGACCAAAATATGCGCTTTGCAGACACGATTGTCGGCTATGTGATGGGCAGTGTTGTGACCTCTATGTTTGCCTTCCTTCTGGGGTCTAGTCAAGGCTCACGGATGAAGGATGACAAGAAATGACCCCTGCAATAGAGCAATTGGTAGCCGCTGGCGTGAAAGAGCCTGATAAATGGCTCTCAGCCATCCAACATACTTGCAGTCAGTTTCAGATCAGTAATGAGCGTAGGATTGCTGGTTTCTTGGCTCAGACTGCCCATGAATCGGCTGGATTTACTGCTTTGACAGAGAATCTGAACTACTCTGCCGACACAATGGCGGTAGTTTGGCCTAATCGATTCGCTGAAAAAGGGCCTGATGGCAAGCCCATCAAAGAAAATGGCAAAAATAAGCCTAACAAGTTTGCCCTTGCTCTGCATCGCAAACCAGAGATGATCGCTAATGTAGTCTATTCTGCCCGAATGGGCAATGGGTCTATTGAGTCTGGAGAAGGCTGGAAATACCGTGGTAGAGGCTTAAAACAGCTCACAGGCAAGGATAACTACACTCGGTGTGGTCAGGGGCTAGGAATCGACCTTGTAGGCTCTCCTGACCTCCTTTTAGAGCCTCAGTATGCTGCCATGAGTGCTGGATGGTTCTGGAAGACCAATAAGTGCTTTGAATTTGCTGACAATAACGATTTTGACGGTCTAACCAAACGAATCAATGGTGGATTGATCGGCTTGGCAGACCGTAAAAGTCGCTATGAGCGTGTTTTAGCGACATTCTAAGTTCTTATATCCACCCATCTGCTTTTGCAAACCTCTTTGAATCGGTCTTTGGGGTGAGGACAATCTTGTGGCGGGACAACTACCATAAAGACTGCCTGATACTGACCCCTTGACCCTGGCTCTCTGACCCACCTATCAATGTAGGCATCAGGCATCTTTCTCAGACTGCTCTTGATGGTTTTGATGTGATAGATGTGAGGCAATTCAGCATGGATTTGCTTGGCAGTTTTGCCATTAGGGTTGTCCCTGAGAACTGCTCTGATTGCTGGTGTATGCGGCTTTTTCACGCTTTCTCCTGAAGAACCAATCAATAGCCCATTTGCTCACTCCAAACCGACTGGCAATCTCTTGGTGAGAAAACCCCTGTTCTTTGAGCTTCTGTGCCCTTGCATGATCAAAATTAGCTGGCTTTTTTCCAGCCCCTGGTCGTGCTCCACCTCTCATTTGTTTCCTCTGCTTTCTATTGCAACAGCACAGTCCCAAGCCGTTCCATCATCTTCCCATAGGTCTTCACACAGTTGGGCACACGCCTCACGCTCATGGGCAATAGCAAGGGCGTAGAAACGCACCAATTCTTTTCGATGGTTAATCATGACATCGTGTGACTCAAAACCAGCCTGTCTTGCCATTTGGAGAATTTCATCTTGAGTCATGGTTCTTCTCCTTGAGTTTGGCTTCAATGGCTTTTGCAAAATTAAAACATTTTTCAAATGTGTAAAAACCATTTTGTTCATCAAGAATCTTTGATACATCAACATCCGTCAGCCCCTGCCATTCACGCTTGGGTGGGGATGTGTAGAGGTGATGAACCCCATCAGGCAATTCACCGAACCATTTTGCTGTTGGCACAAATTCGTATTTGTCTTTCTCTTTGTGTCCTAACGCCACAGGCTCTGGCTCTGGCTTACGCTTTGGCTCCCAACCCAATGCAGTTGCTATACGAACAGCCGCAGAATGGTCTATGACAGGCTCTGGTTGTTCCAAGGCTTGTTTGATGGCGGTTTCAACAAACTTTTCAAGCGCTTCAAACATTTCTTGTGCGTTTTGTGTAGGGGCTGTGCGGTAATTCAAAGCGTGCCAATGCAAGGTGTTTTCAGGATCGTAATTCAAACCTAAATCACGAGCGTTATCGGCTTTTTTATCAAGGGCCAGTCTCAATGCTTCGTCTTTCATTTCAATCCTCTCATTTCCCAGCCCAAAAGAAAGTATTTCCAGCGGGTCTGGACAGTATTGCTGACATAGCCCTGATTTTTTCTTTTCAACTCTTCCTTTGAATAGCCGTTTGCCTTCATTAGCATTTCAAAGACCTTTTGAGCTTCAATCATGTTGCCCTCATAATTCGTTGATTACGACCTGATTTGCCTTTGCGAACACCAATAATTTCAATGTGACCCTTTTCGTATAGGGCTTTGAATCTACCAGTCACAGAAGAGTATGGGAGATGCGGGAACTCGGCAAGCACTTCATCTGAAATACAACCCTCTGGGAAGCGTTTTATGGCCTCCAAGACCATTTGCTCCATCTTTGTTGTATCGATTTTCTCTGCTGCCTCATACGAGGTTACAGGG